GTGTACAGCAACACCTAACTTAGAGTTGACTGCTTTCTGTGCGTGTTCTGAATCAGCAGGGTGATGATAAGTAAGAGTGTTTGTTTTGTATGACACACGATGTCCTTCGTGCTTAACATCTCCAGCATGCATAATGTCTGCTTGATACACACCTTTACCATCATGTACTTTAGGTAAATGTTCAAGTGCTGCTTTTAGCTTTGATACTAGACCAGGAGCGTGTCCGTGATTCTTTTCAATGTCTTCTGGTGTGTAGTTTAGCTTAGGATTTTTGTTGAACACAGACTTTGAACCGACAAAGAATTTACCAGATTCTGGGTGTGTGCCGAAGACAACAGAAGGGCTACCATCATACTTCATAGTAATCTTTGTGTTGTTTTTGACTCCTCTCAACTGGTCATGCACGCCGTTTAGTGTTTGGAAAGCGTGTGCAAAGCCTTCTGAACCACCGTGAATAACATGATCTTCCACATGTTCAAGGTGCTTGAGTTTGTCATCAGACGCTTCTTCAGCTAAAAATTTTGTAAATTTCATCATACTTGTATTTATAATAATCTGGAAAACTGAAAGTTTATTTTTTCTGTTACTGTACCAATCAATTGTTTTTCGGGTGGCATGGCGTTTGGTATTTTTATAGTCATGCGTATATCATCATAAGTTGTTTTATCTACAGAAGCATCTATCATACATTTTCTAGCGCCACGTACCACCGTGAAGCCTAAATGTTCTTGTATTTTTGCAGGCTCTGTGACAACTTCTAATCTATCTATAAACTCACGATCACCGTGATGCCAGCCAGTAAAGGACTCATCATATCCGCCTGCTTCCCAGAACTTGTCTTTACTCACGACAAATACATTAGGATGACCTGGCCAAGGAGTATAGGTAAAAGTTGCAGAGGAGTAGAAAGCGAATTTATATAACTTTTCAGGATTGAAAGTTACTCGCTTTAAAAAAGCAATAGTCTCAGGAGAGAAATGACAATCTATGTCTGAGAATAAAATCATCTCACAGTCAGCAAGTTCTGCTATGAGATTACGACAACCATGACTGTTGAAACCCAGGTCTTCGTCTACACGCCACAGTTGAAAGTTGGGATAATCGAAGTCTTTGACAATATCGTATGCAGGAAATTCTTCAGAACCATCATCCACAAGTATTATTTCAACTTGATGTGGATAATGCTTCCAAAGATTTAGTTGTTGTCGAAGTAGTTCAGGTTCATTATAATAAGTGTATCCTATTGTGAACCTACAGTCCTTTGATGCCATCCATTGCTTCCGTCACATCAATTTTAGTAACATCTTCTGCTGGGAAGTCAATCGTTCCGCCTTCTTGAAGTTGAAAATTTTCACCGTGAGTCAGTGAATTGTTATCATATAATTCAAACCCGGCATAAATTTCTTTGATGTCTACTTCTAACTTGCCTTCGAGAACATGTTGAAACTTATTTACTGCTTCTCCAACATCTTTCCATTTAGGTTCTTTCTTAAATCGTTCGATGATATATTCATTACCATCTACACATCGCCACATTGGAATTTCCATACTTCCAATATTTTTATAAATCTTAGTGGATGCTACTAACTTTAACATTTGCATAATACTCCGGGGACTTCTCAATTTCTGTTAGACTCACATTGTATTTAGTCGCCAGATTTTTAGCTGTCGTATCCCAATAAGACTTGAAGCTAGGGTCAATTGTTTTTCGTTTAGCAATTACAACCTTTGCAATCTTACGTTTCACATCATCATCAGTCATATCAAGCCAGTCCTTTAAAAAATCATCTAAGACGTTATTATGCCACATCGTCACATGGCTCCACGAGATCGTCACCTGAATTACAAGATTCTAGGAGGTCATCCATTATCAGTTCTTGTCGAGCATCAATCCATTCGTACCAACCATCATCATCCCACGGATCATACTCTTCAGGGTCTTGATCTGGTAGTTCAGCTTTACATCGAATCGCAACCAAGTCTTCGTAGTATTCTTCATCGGAAGCAAGGAACGAATCGTGATACACTGCTGCTCCTACAAATCCCCAACCTTCGTCGGTGTACTTGCAAGTAACCTTCACATCGGAATCAAAGCCCGTGAGATGGTCACCAAGAAGCTCAATAAAAGGAAGTACGGCACTCCATGCTGAGGTCACCGATGCATATTCTTCGCTTGCATCTTCAACATACGCCCATTTAGCGCCTATGCTGTTTATATCAACTTGTCCGTCTTCGTCTCTTGGTAGAAACTCTGCGTCTCTTAAGCCTTTATCTTCACTGAATATAGAAGAAAAAATACTCTCAAACTCGGCAGTTGCTGCCTCGTTGCCGACTACGGTTATAAAGTTGTCAACATGATTTGCCATATTACCTCCTAATGAATTTAGATGGGCAGTTTCGCATCATGCCCAGGATATTAGTTCTTAGCCGAAGACTGAAGAACCGGCTGCTGCATAAGCTGCTGCGATCATTGCACGGCTAGGACGACCTAGACGATAAGCAGTTTTGCCAGACTTGTTTACATTGCTATAAACAGGGTAGCCTGCAGCACGTAGCTCTGCTACTCGTGCGCTTACACGCTTGACACCGAACATAGAAGCTGCTTGAGCTTCAGTAAGAGATTGACCTGAACGGAGGAAAGTTAGGATCTTTTCGTTCTGAGTCTTAGCTGCGGCAGTTGCCTTAGTAGCTGTTTTAGTAGCAGTTGCTGTTACGTTTGTTGCTGTAGCCATAATAATATCACCTATTAACATTTTACATTAAAATTGAACGACTTTGCGGTCGCTATCTGAGATCACTCTCAAATTCTTTACTATACCAACCATTATACACACCAAAGTATACAATGTCAAGCATATATTAAAACTTTTCTAACTCATTTGTTTGAAGGTCACGCATCTCCAAAACAACATAACTAACCTTTTTGCTTTCAGTAACTGAACCTGCCCATGTGCAAGCATCGTTCCAAGTCATAAAGCCCATGTTCTCTTTGGTGTGCATGCCTGCTTTCATGCCATCGAGGTGATACTTGACCAACTCGACCTGACATGGATACTTAGAGTAATTCATTACGCTACCTCCTGTGCCCAGCGTTGGGCTGTTTCGAAGTCTGGAGCATAGGCCAGCATGGTGCCAAGAGCCGCTTCCATTTCGAGGCGATCACGATGGATCTCGTACTCGATCTGGGCGCTAAGGCTATCACACTCGGCCTCAAGTTCCTCGGTGCTCCACTCGTCCCAATTAAAACGAGGACGAATGCCATTCAGTTCCTTGAATCTGTCTGAGATGTAGCCGATTAGATCGTCTCTGTTCCAAGTATTGTTCATAATATAGCCCTCACAGCTTGTTTTTTCATTCTATGCTTACATTATAGCACCTATTAGGGTAAATGTCAAGCATTATTTTCATTTATTTTCGGATTTTTCGCCCAATAGAATCAATAACTTAGAAGCCTATATTATAGCAAGGAAAGGGTGTATTGTCAAGAAATAAAAGTCCAATGAAATCAATTACTTAGAAATCACAGCAGACGCTTGCTAAGCGCCTGTGTGTAACGATGATATGCTTAGTGTTATTACTTCAATACTAAGAAGGTTTGATAGCAGAAGGGCGGTTGGACTAGTTCTACGTCAAATCCCTCTTTTGCGAGTTCCGCTATTAGCCAGTCCTTATCGTAGAATGTGATTAGATGTCGGTGATCTATCTTTGCTAGAGTAGGAGTAGCAGTTACTATGAGATTATTATCCATAACCGAGAATGTACTTTGACACTCTTTTAGATCTCGCCGAAAGTCTATGCAACTGCCGTACTCTTGGACTCGCATTCTCCAGAACCAATCAGCTATTAGCTTGTTCTCTGTGAGGAGTACACTGACGGCAATTGTTTCAGGATTCAAGGACTTCGTCCAACGAAGAGTTTCTACGATTTCAGTAAAGTCTGTGTGACTGAATACACTGTAGGAAAAGATGTGGTCTATCTTTTTAGAGATTTCTGGGAAGGGTCCGTCTTTTTCGCCGCTTTGGTTGTAACACCAACCGTATCTGTTATAGTGAACCCACTCTGCGTTAGGATATTCAGCTTTGCCAAACTCTAACGCATTGAGTGCAGTGTCTACACAGACAAAGTTTTCTTCTTTGATTTGGCCCTCAGAGAAATGTAGCAAGTTTCCTGAGTTTCCGCCGAAGTCCATCACAACTTTGTTTTCAGTATCGCCGACAATACTTTTGTACATCGGAAATCTATCGTGTTGTGCTTCTCTGGTGTAAATGTTGTTCCACATAATATAAAGTCCTAATCATAATTATTTCTTACTAAATGCTTGTGCCCCAAAGAATGCTGCAACGATACCAGCAACAGCAACAAAGTAAGTAGGAGCCATGTCGCCTAGTGTTGATTGTGCTTGATCTAGTCCTGCTAGTGAAGCAACAACAACTGCGAATGGGTATAACAACATGCCACCGAGAGCAAACCACGCCATCTTTCGTTGGGCATCACGCATTGCATCTTGGTCTTCAAGTTCTTTTCGTCTGAACTCCATATACATTGCTTGTTCTTTTTCACTTACCTTGCCATCACCATTTGTGTCGGCAGGATGAAATTCTTTCTTTTCTTCGGACATAGTGAGATCTCCCTTTCTCACTATTTATAAGACTAAAACTTTATGCCATCATAATCAGTCTTTATGTTTTTCCTATCAAAAACAGGAGTTTCATCGTACTTAGATGCACCAGAGTCAGTAAGTCCTGCTTGTGAATCTTCTAGGTCATAGAGTTTCATTCTTGCTCGGTCAACACCAATCATAAATCGCTTGTTTGATGTAGGATCAGCATATCGATTCTTCAACTGCTTTACCATAATCTGTCCTAGTTGCTCTAGCTCTTCTGTACTGATAAGAGCTATCATCAAGTCAGCAGTAGCAGGAAGACCAAACGATTCTGAAGTATCTGTCAGTTCAACATCTGAGTTATTGTAACCACCACGAGTAGTCTGTGTCGCTGTGACAATAGGAACATCAAACTCTACTGCTAGTCCTCGAAGTTCTTCTGCAATGGACTTAATAATAGTGTAAGAATTTGCAGAGGAACCAGCACGAAAGCGGCTGCTAGAACAAATGTTGAGATAATCAATGAATATAATGTCAGGCCGAAAGTTTCTCTTAAGCTTAAGTTCATTGAGAAGCGCTTTGAAATGGCCTGCATGTGCCGATGCTGTCGGATATTCTTTAACAATGAGCCTACCTTGAATTTTTTCATTTAGTTTACTGATCCTGTCATCAAACATTGTTTTAGATAAATCTTTCAACTGCCCAATAGGAAGATTCATTAAGTTAGCGTCTATTCTTTCTGCGATTCTTTCTTCAGACATCTCTAGTGTTATGTATAATGCATTCTTACCTGCTGCGATATTGCCTGCTGCCATGTGACACATGAACAACGATTTACCAACACCTGTGCCTGCAAGTGCAACATTGAGAGTCTTATTAGAAAGTCCCCCACCAGTAATCTTGTTGAACATATCAAGATCAAAAGGCAACTTTTCTTCAAGCCGATGATAGAAGTCGAATCGCTCAGATGCGTTTTCGATATAGTCATGACCTACATTGTTGTCAAAGCCAACACCGAGAGCATCAGACAATATACTAGGCAATGCGTCTTTACCTAGATCCTTGTTCTTGCCATCAATGATCTGAATACTTTCCATCACGGCATTGAACAGTGCTTTGTCTTTACAAAACTTTTCAGTCTCGTCTAGTAGCCACTGTCCGTTCGTGTCTTCTTGTTCCATCTCGTTGACAATAGTCTGAACTTCATTGTACTGAGTCTCGGATACTGACTTGTCTTCTGTGATAGCAATGATGATTGCTTGCTTAGAAGGAGCTGCATTGTATGCGTCAGTGTGTGAAGCGATCTTATTGAATATCACTCTCTCTGAACTGCTAGAAAAGTATTCAGGCTTTAGAAAAGGAATAACCTTTCGTAAATACTCTTCATTGTGACAAAGATTAGTGAGAATGATTCTTTCAATGTTTTGTTGCATTAAATATGTTCCTTGATGGCTTCTTTACACACTTCTTCGACACATGCTTCACACAGATACAATTCTTCTACATCTGTGTGAAAGCATAATGCCACATCATTTTCATGAATAACTATCTGGCAACGATCACAGTTGCCTTTATTCTTCGATTGCTTCGTAAACATCTGCGATATCTTCCTCTGTGATTTCTTCTCTCATTATGCCATCTGAGCTAGAGATTGTATATCGTTTTGCAATCCAATCAATGAAAGTTTGATCTGACAGAATAGGCAACCAGAAGGCTTTGTTGAAAGTATCTGCTTTTCTTGCCTTAGGTTCTACTGCTTCACCTGTAGACATATCAACTCGCTGATACCAACCGTTGCTCGGCTTGATAACATGTCCTGATTCCATTGCCATATCGAGCAGTCCTGACCACTTGCTGATACCACCTTCGAATGATACTTCAACAGGAATCTTAGACTTCTCACGAACGAAACGAGACTTCTCAACATTGATGATGAAGTTATATCCTGTTAGGTCTGTGCCTGTCTTCTCTTGCTGACGACCAATAATGTAGATGTTATCTGCTGAGTAGTAGATGCCTGTGCCGCCCGATACGACTGCCTTGCTGAACATTTCCATCGTCTGATAAGTGTGATTCACAACTACCATAGGAATGTCTTTGATTGTCAGATGAGGAGTAACCATTCGGAACAGTGACTTCATCTGCTTTGCTCGTGTCATGTCTGCTACTGACTTACCGTCAAGTGCGTCTTCAACTTCTTTCTTCGATGCCAAGTTGCCGACTGAATCAACAACAACAATCACATGGTCGCCACGTTCAATGCCGTTCATCTGAGACATTACATCGTGCTTCAACTGCTCAATGTCTGTGATAGGAGTGTGAATCACACGGCTAGTATCAATTCCGAAAGTGTCAAAGTATGCTTGCGGAGTGCCAAACTCTGAGTCATAGAACAATACAACACCGTCTGAATACTTGTCTAGATAAGACTTAGCAAGTAGCAGAGAGAATGCTGTCTTGAAGTGCTTCGAAGGACCTGCAAACACTGTTAGACCAGGAGTCAAACCGCCATCAAGTTTACCACTAAGGGCAACATTGAGTGCGGGTACCGCTGTTTGAATCAAATCTTTTGTAGTAAAGAATTTTGATTCGGTAAGAATAGACGTATCTTTGATCGTACTATTCTTTTTCAATTTATCCATTAAGCTCATGATATCTCCTTACCATATTTTTACAATGTGAAAATTCTTAGGGGTTAAGAATCTAATCTCGTGTCGCTGCCCGTCTATATCAATGAAAATAAAAAGTTTTGGGGTAGTCTTAATTAATTTAGATGCTCTATAGCTTTCCACTCTATCAGACTCGGTGCGTGATCCATCTTCGTGGTAAACGGTAGTAGCAGGAACAGTAATGATTAGCTCATACTCTTCTAGTGTTACTCTCTTCCACCATCTCCTCAAACGATTCATGAGTTTCTCCTTAGTGCATTAATTTCTAATGCTACTTTCATTATATTGAGATCATTATAACACAAGTTTGCCATGTGTGTCAAGTCTTTTGGGAAACAACTGCCACCGAATCCTATTTTGCCGTCTGGTCCAGGAACATTCCAATGAGTTCCTCCTGTCCAAGCATCGGCAGTAAGCAAGTCAGAGACAAAAGTATAGTCTACCTTTTCTCGTTCACATATTTCGTAAAACTCATTTGCTACTGCTACTCTCATCGCTAGTGCTGCGTTTCGCATCAGTTTGAACATGCTCGCTTCTTTCGGCTTACATATTCTCACAGTTTTGTTTACATTCTCAAACAGTTCTACCAATTCATCATCAGTTTCATTCATACCTAAAATCAAAGGCAACGCAGGATCATCT